GACATGTACAAGCATCTGAACGACCGTATTGCAGGGCGTCGGTGGTACTTTGCGAGGGTGACATGTCGCCCGATACTGAGCTGATGCAGCCGGAGTTGTTCGGCCAGGATGAGCATGTTTGTCCGGGCTACGATGTTTGCCCCATTCCACTATGTGGATGCAGATGGATTGGGCTTGGCTCTCCGTTCGCCAGCGATGCAAAAAAGCCAGACAACACGCAGGAAGGTATTGCAGCAGAAATAACAAGTTGATATGATGAATGCCTACGCTTCATATCTGTTCTACCGGGGTGAGACTCGTTCAACAGATACCGGCAATCGGGACTGTAATCCCGTCTGCCAACCAAACCCTCATTGGCATAGCCATTGGGGGTTTTCTTTTGCGCCATCGCCGACACCCAGACTTGCCAAACCATCAGGACGAGGGCTAATATCCGAACATCCCCTTCCCGGAGCCATCCGGTTTTTTTATTCCGAGGCAACCATGCAGATAACCGCTTGCCCCATTGCGTTACCGCTCGGCAAGCTGTCTGCATTGGCTGGCGTCAAGTTCATCGCTGTTCACTGTTCCGCTACCCGACCGACCGCCATCATGGGCGTCCGTGAAATACACCGGATGCACGTGGAGCGCGGTTTTGCCTGCGTTGGCTATCACTACGTCATCAAGCGCGACGGCACGATTGAGCGCGGACGGCCTGAGGACAAGATGGGCGCGCATGTCGAGGGGCATAACCGCGACAGTCTCGGCGTGTGCCTCATCGGCGGTATTGATGCGGACGGCAAGGCAAAGAACAATTTCACGCAAGACCAATTTGATTCCCTCAAAAGCCTGCTGCTGAGCCTGCATGGCAAATACCCGAAAGCCGTCATCCAGGGCCATCGGGATTTCTACGGCGACACAAACAAGGACGGGAAAATTGACAGCCGCGACTGGCTGAAGGAATGCCCGTGTTTTGATGTTAAATCCTGGTGGAGCGCGCAACGATGAAAACCGCCATGCTTTGCCTTCTGCTGACCGGATGCGCCGGAATGCCTAATCTGCCGGTCTGCCCGGAGATCACGCTGAAACTCTGCCCGGCGGTGACGCAATGACACCTCGGCGCTCACGGTTCAGGGAGCCGTCCAGTTGGGGCAGTCTTGGGGCTATGGTGCTGGCTATTGGCATGATGGAGCCGGTCAGTCAGCCGATGATTGTTGCGGGCATTGTGTTTTGTGCGCTCGGGATTGTTTTACGGGAGCGGAAATAATGCGCGTGATTGTCATGGCGTTACTGTCAACCACAGCCGTGCTGGCACTGGCCGCAATGTCGCAGGGGTACATCGCGTGAAGCTCCGCGTGATGGAAACAGCCTTCGACGAGCTTTGCAAGGCGCTGCTTGTGCCGCTGCTGACGTTTTTGATTGTGGAGCTGCGCGGATGGTATAGCGGCCGCAAACGCTGGCCCGCACGGATTGTTGAGAGCGTGATATTCGCTGTCATTGCGTCCATCATTCACCCGGTTGTGCTGTACCTGTTTGTTTCCAGGCTGAACTTCCCGCACGACATAGCGGACAGGTCGGCGCTGATGTTTGTCTGTGCGCTGGGATACATTGGGGCGGATACGTTGAGCGATGCGGCGAAGAATTATTTTGGGGGGAGGCGATGAGCTTTCAGGTCGGTAATCGGTTTTGGGAGGCCCGTAGCTCACACGGACGCAATCCTATATTCGCCAGTCCTGACGATTTGTGGAAATCATGCGTTGAGTATTTCGAGTGGGTGGAAAGTCACCCGCTGTACGAAGACAAAATCTTTCAGTTTCAGGGCGCAATCGTTCGCGATACTGTGGCCAAGATGCGCGCCATGACGATTGAAGGCATGTGCTTATTTCTGGATATCGACCGCGATACGTGGCTGAACTACAAGAAACGGCCTGATTTTTTCGGAGTCACAACGCGAGCCGAGTCAATAATCTACGAACAGAAGTTCACCGGCGCCGCTGCTGACCTGCTCAACCCGAATATCATTGCGCGAGACTTGGGTCTTGCGGACAAGAAGGATCACTCAAGCTCTGACGGTAGCATGACCCCCGTCGGCATCACGGTGACATTCCATGACCCCGACAAAGCAGGTTGACGCGCAATTCCCGCGCAAACTGAGCCTGCTATTCAGACCATCTCGATACAAAGTCCTGCACGGCGGGCGCGGTTCCGGCAAATCGTGGGGCGTCGCCCGCGCCCTGCTCATCCTCGCCGCACAGAAACAGATGCGGATTCTCTGCACTCGGGAAGTGCAAAACTCAATTCTTGAATCCGTCCACAAGCTGCTGTCCGATCAGGTTGAATCCCTCGGCCTGTCGCACTTCTACGAAATCCAGAAGACGACAATCAAGGGCGTGAACGGTTCTCAGTTTATTTTTGAAGGTCTGCGCCACAACATCAACAGCATCAAATCCATGGAAGGCGTGGATATTTGCTGGGTAGAAGAGGCCGAAAAAGTAACTGATGATTCATGGCGCATCCTCATCCCGACCATCCGCGCACCAGGTTCGGAGATATGGGTCACGTTCAATCCGCACCTGGAAACTGACCCCACCTATCAACGATTCATTGCCGACCCGCCTCCGAACTGCCTCAGCAATGCCGTGAACTGGCGCGACAATCCATGGTTCCCGGTCGAGCTGGAAAACGAGCGCCGACATGCTGAGGAGTCAGGCAGCAAAGACCTGTACCTGCACATCTGGGAAGGCCATTGCATGCGCGTGCTGGACGGCGCTGTCTATGCCGATGAGATGCGCAAGATGCGCGAGGAAGGGCGCATTGGCCGCGTGCCGTATGAGCCATCGAAGCCGGTCTATACGTTTTGGGATTTGGGGTTCGGCGACAATACCGCCATCTGGTTTGTGCAATCTGTCGGGATGCAGGTTCGGGTCATCGACTACTACAGCGCCAACCGCCAACCATTGACGCACTACGTCCAGATGCTGCAATCACGCGGATATGTTTACGCTGAGCATGGATTGCCCCATGATGCGCGCCATGCAAACCTCGGGACGGGTAAAACCGTGCAGGAAATGCTCGAAGAACTGGGCCTTAAAATCCGCATTGTCCCGCAGATAGGGATAGACAACGGCATCCAGGCTGTACGCCGCGTCATGCCAAACGTCTGGATTGATGATAAATGCGCCGACGGGATACGCTGTCTGGAGTATTATCACTACGAAACCAACAAGGACGGCGGCGCTCATGCCAAGCCTGCACACGACTGGTCAAGTCATGGCGCTGATGCGTTCCGTTATTTTGCTGTCGGGTTCGAGGAAAAGACCACTACCCCGCTAAAGATCAAGACGCCCCGTTCCCGCATGGCGTGGATGGGCTAACACGTAATGCCGGGAGGCATGACAATGAAGAGCGAAAAAGACCCGTTATTTACGGAGGCGATGCGCCGCTATAAGGCGTCCGTCGAGGCCACGCAGGAAAACCGCGTTGACATGATCGATGATCAGCGGTTCGCATCTGGAGATCAATGGCCGGACGACGTGAAGGCGCTGCGTGTCGGTCGGCCCATGCAGACTATCAATCGCCTGCCCGCGTTCATTGACCAGATCATCGGCGACGCGCGGCAGAACAAAGTCGCCATCAAAGTTTTTGCCGGTGAGGATGGCGACGTTGAGGTCGCAAAAATCTACAGCGGCCTGATTCGCAGCATCGAAAACCGCTCAAACGCTGACTTTGCATACGATACCGCCCTTGAGCAGACCGCCACGTTTGGTTTCGGCGCATGGCGCATCAAAACGCGCTATGTTGACGATGACACGTTCGATCAGGAAGTCACCATCGAGCGTATACCAAACGCGCTGAACGTGCACTTTGACCCGTCCGCCATCCAGCCGGACTACAGCGACGCGGAATACGCCATTGTTGTCGACAGCATCAGCAAAGATGAGTTTAAGTCACGCTGGCCGAAAGCATCAGAAACCAATTTCCAGACCGAACACATGCAGGCTGGCTGGGCATCCGGCGACACGATGCAGATTGCGGAATACTGGTACAAGGAGCGCACCCCGGCCACGCTGTACCTGCTGAATGACGGGACGGCCACATTTGACAAGCCGACAGCGCCGGAACTGGTTATCCGTGAGCGCAAGTCCGAGAAGTGCGCCATCAAGATGTGCATCATGTCTGGCGCCGAAGTGCTTGAACAGGCGGACTGGGCTGGCAAGTACATCCCGATTGTGGGCGTCAACGGCAAGGAGGACATGGTAGACGGTAAGCGCATCTTGCGCGGTATCGTCCGCCACGCCAAAGACCCGCAGCGCATGTACAACTACTGGCGCACTATCGACACCGAGACGAAAGCGCTGGCCCCGAAAGCGCCGGTGATGGTCACGACTAAGCAACTCGATGGCCTGGATGAGTATTGGTCTGACGCGCTGTCCGGCAATCTGCCTTACCTGCCATACAATCCAGATCCTACCGCGCCCATGCCGCAGCGCCTTAATGCTGGGATGCAGGACAAGGGGTTCGAGCAGGCAGCGCTTCTTGCTGTCGATGAGATGAAAGCCACAACCGGTATCTATTCCGCCGCGTTGGGTGAGCAGTCAAACGAAACATCAGGTCGCGCTATCCTGGCCCGTCAGCGCGAGGGCGATACGGCAAACTTTGCCTACATCGACAACCTGTCACGCGCCATCCGCTACAGCGCCCGCGTCATCATCGACCTCATCCCGAAAATCTACGACACCGAGCGCGTCATCGAAATCATGGGCATCGATGGCCAGAAAACGCTGGAAAGAATCAACAGCGCCCGCATCAACGATGATGGCATGGTCGAACCCGTCAACGACCTGACAACCGGCCGATATGACCTGGTTGTTGATGTCGGCCCGAGCTACACCACCAAGCGCATCGAGGCGCTCAACATGATGGTTGAAATAGCCAAGATGAACCCGGCCATCATGCAGATTGCGGGTGACCTCATCGTCAAGTCGATGGACTGGGACGGCGCGGATGCCATTGCCGATCGACTGAAGCGCACCGTGCCAGCCAACATCATCGGCGACGAGGAAGGCGAAGGCGAAGACAAGGGATTGCCTGCAGAAGTGACGCAGATGATCGAACAGGGAAAGCAGCTTATCGCTCAGTTGCAACAGGAAAACGAACAACTCAAGGAGGAAAACGAGGACAAGGACGAGGATCGACGCCTGAAACAGTATGAAATCGACGTTCGCGCCATGCTGGAGACAGCAAAGCTGACCGCCGCTAACCCGGACATCAATGCGCTGTCGATGCAGGTGGCGCAAATCCTGGCGCAGAACATCATGGGTCAGGCCGCATCGGCCCCGGACGTTACCGAGGAAGACGAGCAGGAACCGGAGCAACCCGGCATAGACTTCGGCGAGCCTGAGATGATTGATGATGGGATGATGCAGGAAGAAGCGCCGGAAATGCCGATGGAAGGCGGCGAAATGCAGCAAACAGACCTTGACGGGCTATTGAGCGGCGGTGAACAACCGCCTATTATGTAGTCACGACAGCAGGCGCTATCCTGCTGATGCAATGTCGAGATGACATCGCACCATCCCTACACACACGGCGGCGGCGGTAACTCCTCCTCCGCCGCCGTGTCGCCGGAGTCCTTATGAGTGATTCACCCAGCGTTATCGACAACGCGCCATCGGTCGAACCTACCGCAGACCAGACCACTGCAACCCCGCAGGCTGATGCAGCCGACGAACCCACCACGACAGAAGCCGCGCCGGATACTGGAAC